GGTCGCGACGAAGCCAACAACAGCCGTTGATACGGTGCGAATCGGTCGCGTGCCTTCGTTGATTTCGATAACGCGCACGCCGTGGTGATAGTCAGTTGCCATTGTGAATTCCTGTTTAAAAGGGCAGTGAAAGGGCGGGTTGCAGCTCGCGACGCTTTCGGCGTTACGCGGGGTCGGCCGGGGTTTCCGGCGCGGGTTCGGTTTGCGGTTCGCTCGGCTCGATCGGGACCGGTGAGGCCGGCGGTGTATAGGCCGGCGGCTCGTCGGGCCATACGACAGCATTCGGGAAGGTTTCGCGGTCGAGCACGCGCTTGCATTGCTCGGCGTAGGCGCTCCACGCCTGATAGTTGTAATAAGCCTCGGCCGCTAACGTGTGGGCCGCGTATGCCTCGGCCTTGCCATCGGTAAAGGTCGCGGCTTTCGCCATGCGGGCGTCAAACTCGGCCATTGCCGGCGCGCTCGCGGCTTCGAACGATGCCGGCTCGTCAGGCCAGCTCACGGCATCGGGGAACCCCTCGCGCTGGATCGCACGCACGAGGCCGAGCTGATACGCGGACCATGCGCGGAAGTAATACGTTTCTTCGCGGGAGAGCAGCCCGGCCGAATACGCATCGGCCTTGCCCGCGTTCATCATTCGGGCGTGTGCCATGCGCACGTCAAACTCGGCCATCGCGGCAGCGCGAACGCGTTGCGCGACGATAGCGGGATCGATCACCCATGCGCCTTCGCGAAACGTGTAGTCATCCGAGGGGCGTGCGGTTTCGGTCAAGCCATGCTCGGCCGGCGTCGTGCCCGCGACGAGGATTTCGGCGGGTGCGCCGGTGTCCTGGCGGTACAGCATCCGGCCGCGATAGTCGGGCAGCAGCTTCCATGAGCCATCGAGGTAAAACGGCCATGAAAGAGGCGTGCGCGCGGGCAGCTCGTCGACCGTGCTGAATGCAGGCACGAGCCAACGGTCGAGGTTGAGCGGGTCGCCGTCAGCCAGGCGGCTAGAAATGTACTGGCCGGTTTCGGCGTCGTATTGATGAATCAGCATGGTTTGAGATCCTTTAGTAAGCGCGAATCATTGCGAGCATTGCGACGTTCCGGGGGCGCGCTTCGTTGCCGCCGTCAGCGTTGACGGCGATCGCGTGCGAATGCGCGCCGGCTCCGCCGATGCCCACGTTATGACCGTGTGTGCCGTTGCCTTCAGTGTCGAACGTGTGTGCGTGATTGCCGCCCCATTGAGTGACAGGCACGACAGGGCTATCTATGGAAAAACTGCTGTTCAGGCTTCCGCGATCGCTATCGCCGACGCTTTGCGGAACGGGATAACTAAAACTGTGCTGGTGATCGCCGGACGCAGTCGTGCCGCCGTGGTGTCCGTGAAAGCCTTGCGCGTCCGTCCATGCGCTGTGCGCGTGATCGCCGACCGCCGCAGCGCTCGCGCCGTGCGCATGCGATACGTTTTGAGAACCCTGCCAGGTGCCGATTGCGCGGCCGGCATCAGCGCCGCGTGCATCGTCCCAACAGCGGATGAATTCGCCGCGCAGCTCGGGCAAGCGGAAGGTCGTTGCGCCGTCTCCCGAAGAGAAACAGCCCCAGTTATTCGCCGCCCAGCTCGCCTCGGCGACGATCGCGCCGACCGATTGCGCATAGGCCCATAGGGCGGGGTAGTCGGCCCGTTTCAGTACAGCGCCGTTCAGTTTTAGATAGCCGGCGCGAACGCTTGAGCGCGGCTCGAATACGATGCGGCCGATCGCGTCGGATGCGATCGCCGCGACAACCCATTCAGTCGTCGCGAGGCGCTTCGATGCGTCGCCGGCCGCCGGTGTCTGAGCAGTGATAAGGCCGGTGACTTGCACGAGGCCGATGCCATCGTCGACGGTCGAGCCGACGAGTACCTTGCCGCCATACGGCGCGAGTGCGATCGGCTTTTTCGTCGTGTTGCCGAGGTCCATCGCTTCGATCGTGAGGCCGTCGAAATTCTCGGTCGACATAACCGCCTGGCGCGTCTTTCTGAGCGTCGCCGACCCGATCACGGCATCGGCGTCGACCGTGAGGGAAGGGGCGCGCACGGGGCCGGTGAAGCCCGCGCCCGTGAGTGCCGCGTACCGGCTCGCGGCCGTCTTGGGCGTGAGCGCGCGCACGGTGTCGGTGCCGGCGTTGACTTCCTCTTGCGTCGCCAGCTCGATCACGCCTTGCACTTCGGTCGTCGCCGGCGGGTTCGCAAATGTCGCCTCGCCGAACGTCAGGGCCGCCGCGTCGATCGTCGCGAATTGAATGTCGGCCGACAGCAGCAGCATTGCGGCCGGCGACTTCTCCATGATCGGCGCGGCCTGGCTATAGACGCCGAGCAGCACATCGTTTTCGAGGTACAGGCCAAACCCGTACAGCGTGAATTGATCGTCGGTGTCGTCTTTCAGCGTCACATGCACGGTATCGGCCGCGATGTTCTTGCCGGCGAATGTCGTGATGCGCTTGCGCTCGTTCGGCATCGCTTTAAGCGACTTGTCGGCGACGAAAGGGGCCGAGGCGAGGCCGATCTTTACGACTTGATGCGCGTTCGTGCCCGTGTTTCCGGTCGCGACGAGCGCAGCGCGCCCCGCGTCGGTGATGGTGATGAGGTTGCCGGCCATAGGTCAGATATCCGTGAAAGAAAGACGGCGATACAGCGCGGGTCGAACGGCCGCCGCGACGCGCTGCGTGCCCTGCATGGAAAAACCTTGCGTAAAGGTGTAATGCGAGCGCACGGGCTTCGTGCGGTCGATTTCCGCGATGATGTCGGCGACGAGCGCGGCCGTAGGGGCTTCGCCGTTGCGACCGCTAACCGTGAGCACTACGTCGAACGTTCCAGGCACGCCGCGAGGCGTTTGCTCGAACCATTCGCGCAGGGCGATGTTTGCGCCGAAAGCGGCGACCACTTCGCGCACCGCAGCGGCCGTGCCGTTCTTGCGTGCGATAGGAATAGCGGCCTTGACGCGGGCGCGCCTGGTCTGTTCCGGCCAATAGTCTTTCCACGCATCGACGCCGAGGTGCCACGCGAGCCACGGCAGCAGCGGCAGCGGGATCGCATCGGGATTCATGAGCACGTTGAGCGGCGACGGGATATCGCTAATGCGTGCGCCGACGCGCGCAAGGTTGCGCTCGGCAGTCGACGAGTTAGGCGCGAGCAGATCACTCATTGTTGTAAATGCCCCCATCGATCAGCTCGATCGCCGTGCAATACGGCGCTTCGGATTTCGTTGCCGGAATGTCGGCGGCCGGCTCGTCGAGGTACACCTTTTGCACGCCAGGGGCACGCGCAGCAGCAAACACGCCGTCGAGCGTGATCGCCATGCCGAGCTTGTGCATGTCGTCGGTGTACTTCTTGACTTGCCTGTTTGCCTCGGCCAGTGCGACAGATCGATCGGGGCCGGCGAAGAAAACGAGGGTCGCGCGCACGGCATAGCGTTTGATCGTCGCGCTCTGCACGGTCACGAGGTCGGTGAGTGGGCGCACGTTGTCGGCCGCGAGTGCGTCTTGCACCTTGTCGACGAGCGCCTTGTCGGCGGTGCCGTCGCCGGCGCGCGAAAGGATCGTAACGACGACTTCGCACGGCGCAGGGCTGACGGCCGAGGCGTCGAGCACGAGGCCGTCAGCGTTGCGTGCATGCGAGATGTACGCCCCCTCGGGGCCGGCCACTGAAAAGCCTTGCGGTGCGAGCTGCGTGCGCGCGCGCAAGTCGGTGTCTTCTTCGAAAACCGCGTCGATATCGTTCGCGGGGTCGGCCGGCGTGATGGTGAGGCGTTCGATTTCAAACAGCGCGGCGAGGTGGTCGAGGTCTTTGCCTTTCGCGTAAGCCAGCATGACAGCGCGCGCGGCATCGTTGACGCGTTGACGCAACACGACTTCGCGATAGGCGTTTTCCTGCAAATGAATGTTCATCGGCTCGGATTCGAGCGCGAGCGCGGCCTTTACTTCGTCCTGTTGATCGGCCGGATAGAGTGATACGAGTTTCGCCTTGCGCTCGGCGAGCAGCGTTTCATAGTCGATCGTTTCGACGATATCGGGCGATGAAAGACGCGACAGATCGATCGGCGTTGCGCTCATGCTGCGCCCCCTGTGTCACGGTTACTGAGCTGCACGCGCGTCGAAACCGGCTCGCCGGTTTCGGTGGTCGTGCCTTCAATGTCGACGACCTGCACGCCCGCGCCGGTGTCTGTCAGATCGTCCGAGAGCTGCACACGCGTCAAACGCAAGCGCGGCTCCCATTGCATCAGCGCCGTCGCGATAGCGGCATACAGACGCACACGCGTCGCGCCATTGTTCGGTGCGTCGACCAGCTCGGGCAGCCCGGAACCGAAATTGCGGCGAGCGATGCGCGTGCCGATCGGCGTCGTCAGAATCTTTGCGATTGACTGATACAGGTGTGCGATGCCAGCCGTAGCGCGGCCGGTCGATGCGTTCATGCCTCTCATAGCGGTTCGCTCACTGGTTTGCCGTCGCCCTGTTCCATGTGGGTGTGATGCGCGCCACTCTTGCCGCCGGCGATCACGTCATCGCTAACGGCGACGGTGCCGGAAATGACCATTGCAGGGCCGCCGCTCTTGCCGGCCGCCCCGCTCATGCCACTTTCGAAAGTGAATGCGCCCTTGACCAGCATGTTTCCGGTGACGGTTGTTTGTTTCGCGTCGAGCGTCACATCGTCGGCCTGCACGGTCGCTGCTTTGGTCTGCACGTTGACCGCGCCGGGCGCGGCGATCAGCACGGTCGCGCCGGCCGGCAATTGGGCGGTGAGAGAGTGGGCGGCCATGTCGTATTCGACGGTTGCGCCGTCGCGATACTTGCGAACGTGTTTCGCCGGGTCGGTGCTCGGCGGTTGGAAATCTTCGGAATAGAAACCGCGCAGCGCGACAGCTTGCGCAGGGTCGCCGCTCGGACACAGCAGCATTACGCCTTCGCCGATCGAGGGCGCGAGCCACTCGATCGTTTCGCCGGCAAAAGGCATGAACCATTGAATCCAGTCGGTGTGTAAATCGCCGCTCACGACACGACACAACGCGCCTTCAACCGACTCAACGGTGCCTTTGCGTATGCCGTTCAGAAATTGGCGTGAGGATTCGTTTGCGTTCATGACTCCATGTTGCCGAGCACGCACGCGCGAGTCGACACGCTGCGTTTGTTAGCGTGT